GTATTCAACAATAGCAAATAATACGTTTTCATATTTTCTCACGCTCAATGCGTTTAGAGAAAAAATCAAGAGGGAACACCCCGATATAGAACCATCATGGATTAAACTTACAACAATAACCATGATTTCACAATTCAAGCGGAACATAAATATCGAATTTTTAAAAAAATTTTTCAATGATTATAATTTAAAACTTGCAAAACAGAATAAGAGTGGTCACGAATTTATTTGGAAGATGAAAGACACGACTTTTTATAATCAAATATCACTTGTATATGAAGATTATCACAGTACAAAATCTGTAAAAGTGTTTCCGAACGGGAGTATCCAGGTCGCGGGGTGTGCCGATTTATTTGATTGTAAGCGTGTTATTAAGCAGCTCTCGTATATGTTCAGTACAATTCTTGGTAAAGAGTATGTTATACCCGAAGATACGTTTCGTGTTGTTATGATAAACTCAAATTTCAGTTTGAATAAAAATTTAAACCTTATACAGACGGCACAAATATTTGAAAATGCGATCTACGATACACACTCGAGAGGTGTTTTCAAAACATCGTTTGAACCAGATAGGTACTCCGCTGTTAAAGTTAAGTTTAGACCGTCGGAAGATATGAAAGAAATTACAACAAGTATATTCAGTACGGGAAAAATTATCATTACGGGTGCAGAGACACTCAAAGAGATTGCATTTGCATATAATATTATTATATCACATATTCTTGAACATAAAAAACGTATACTTACGACAGATATTGAACCGTCAAAAAAAGAAATTTTCAGTATAGCTTCAGGATACCCTATACAGGAAATTATAGAGACGGCTACTACAATAGGTCACAAATCATGGATAGATACTATTAAAAATAAACAAATTAATTTCTAATGTAATATTAATATATAAGATGTCTCAAAGACTTGGTATGGCCGATGGTCGATGCTTCACTGTAAACACTTCGAACCAATTACTCAACAATTATCTCATGAAACAAAATGGTATCACATTCGAGGATAACTATTCGTTCCGCAAAATGCTCCAGCAAAAAGGTCCAGAAATTCTTAAACCTGTACAAGATTTACAGGGTACCGAGAAGTGTGGGTCTTGCGATAAGGCACTTCTCAAAGTACCAAACATTTACTAAATGTTTACGATAAATATCAATTTTTAACTTCTTTAAGTTCTGTAGAGAATGACACAGTGTGCCATATGTCTCAATGAGGTAAGGCGATCACGAAACAATATACCTATACGGTGTGGTCATTTATTCCATTCGCATTGTCTACAAAATTGGAAAAATAGAGGAAAACAAACGTGTCCCATATGTCGTAAAATATTCGATGGTAGTAATTTCAGGGTAAAAATTACTGTACACAATGTATTCGAAAATACATCAAATACGGTACCAGTAGAAAATGGTTTTATTTTCGATGCACTTGATATATTTTTTGATGTAGATAATCAAACCGATTTAACGAGTCTTCTTGGAGACTTTGGGGTGAGTGTGTCCGACTTTGATTCCTCTATTCTTAACACAGAATGAACTACAGTACTTTTTATAGTTTAAACCAGGGTAATCACGAGACGCCGTTCTCGGATCTTGAATACTCTTACCTTTAGCGTCTATTAATAATGGTCCCGTTGCCCACCCCCTTTTATGACTAAACACGTTTGCCTTAAACTTTAAAAGTTTGCCGGGTACGAGTTTACCCGCTTTTTTTACGCGACTTACCGGTACTTTAAAAAATTTAGCAATACTTTCGTACGTGTTCCCATTTTTTACTTTGTATTCGACCGCACCGTGTTGTTTGTAAAAATGAAAATCCCCTTGTCTAAAATAGTTTCTTGTATTACCGGGTGCTACAAACATCATGACTTTATAGTGATTTGGTTTACACTTTTCAGTGGCTTTTGCCATGTATACCTTTTTAGGATTATCCGCAATAACTCTTTGTGGTAAACCTTTACAGTGTGTATACGTATGTGAAAGATTACGTATACCAGCACGTTCACCTGGTATACTCTTTTGTAAACGCATTTTTTCGTAATCACCTACGGCGTATGCGTAACAATTATTGTTTCCTATACCTACAGTTCGACCCCATAACCTGTTGGTATAAGTTGGTTCAGAACCACTCAGGGGAAGGAGTGTTTTCTTCATTACTAATATCAAAGAAAAAAATATTGGTAATAAATAAAATGCTCAGAGATCTTGCTAACGCTAAAAAAATGAACGAAGCCTTGACGGAAATTCTCGTTTTCGTACTTGCCATTCTTATCAGTACATTCGTACTTAGATTTGCGTGGAACAAATCGCTCGTGAAACATATCACGGTCCTTAAACCAATTAACACGTTTCTTGACGCGTTTATTCTTTCGCTCGCGATCGCCGTTGTCCGAGGTGTTTAATTAAACTTCCTTGTATCCAACAACCTTTTCACCGTTAGTATGAACCATTTGCGGGAACGCATCAATTCCGTCGCATTTGCCTTTTTCGCAATCGACGAATTTGTGATCAATACCTTTCTTTTTTAAATAGTCGAGCTGTTTCGTCGTCCATCCACACCACGTCGTACCGAAAACCGTCCACTTACCATTCGATGATTTTTCTGGTTTTCCTGTGTTTAAAAATATATATGCGTTAATCGCACCAAGAATAATAAATGGTAACATGTTTATACCTTTTTACTATATTTTATTTTTAGGTTTTCACATATTTTAGCGATCGTTTTATTTTTGGTTGGAACGTTAAGTGTATTTGCAATTTTAACGAGTTCACTTTTTTTATAGTTTTCGCATTTACGTGTTCCTAACTTAACGTACCCCTTTTTAGATAAAGAAACTTTAGGTGGTGGAAGATTACCACCGTGTTTTACAAGAATAGGTTTTGGTTTTGCAGGTGTTCGACCTATAATAGTAGTTATATCGAACGTTGGTTTCATATTTCTGTATGGTGAAAAATACCTATCCCTGAATAGTTTAGTATATGTCGGTAAATTTCCGTGTCCCACGGGTGAAGGTCTCAATCTGAAATCATTTACTTTGTATGTAACCTGACCTAAATAATCAGCTGGCAAAACGCGTTCAATAAATTGTATGGTTTCGGCACCGGCATATATCTTTTCACCTTTTAAGAAATGACGTAAAGAATTAAGAAAAAAGTGGACATCGTACATGTAATTTGATTCTCTGTATATACCATATTTACGTTTGAACTCACCTGAATCTATTTCTGGGTTTGCTATACCATTAATAGATGAAAATCCAAAATCATTTAAAGATGCTTCTAATCCTATATCATGAACTTTTAGAACTATATCGTCAACTTTAAAGCGTCGTATACCTTTTGCTTTAACATCTGTATTTATTAAAACGTTTTCGGTGTGTAAATCATGGTGTCGAAACGACGGATATTTCTTATGGATTCTATACAAATTATATAATACGTGTGTAACTATAGTTCGTAAGTGTATGGGACGTAATGTTTTTATATTTTCCTTTATAAAATTGGTTAAACTTCCACTATTTGCGTATTCCGTATATATTATGGAATATTTATCGCATTCCTGGTACGCATACATTCGCGTACCGCTTAACTTTTCTATGCGTTTACCTATTTTAAATTCGTATCTATTTTTATCGTTCGATACTTTTATTGCGACGGGTTTTTTACATTCTTTATCTATACATCCTAAGAACACTTCGCCCATTTGACCTTTACCAATTTTACGTATACCTTTTTTGGTACTTAAAGACCCGTTTACGCTAAAATTGGTCGATGGATTATAAAACACATTATGTGGTTTACACCCCATACCTTCAATAGCACTTATTACATTTTTACCTAAAAGATTTCTTTGTTTTTGTGTTTTAACATTTTTCTTATTTTTTGAAAGAGACGCGATTTTTTTCAAATCGTTAATGTGTCTTTCACGTTCCATACTGATATAACATAATATTTTATTCGTCAATTTCTTCTTCTGTATATTCTTCTTCATCGATAGTAACATCATCATCGAGACCCTGGAATGCAAATGACGGAAGTTTGGTCGACTGTTCACACAAAACCTGTGACAAACGAACACTTACCCCAAACTTATTATCAATGAACCAAATTTGGTTAAAGTCAACGATACACATACACTTTTGTCCCTTTTCAATTTGATCGACCGAAATCATTTCTTTAGACGAATTGTATGCTTCTGCCAGAAATTCACCCGTTGGTTTTGTCATGACCTTGAGTTTCAAAGTATCCGGGTAATCATCTTTACCCTGACGAACGAGTGGTTTATACAGAGCTTCGCGAATAACGTTAATATCGTACTGTTTACCAAGCCATTCTTTAGAATTCTCAGCAACTGTTTTGAGAATAATTTCATCGAGTTCTTTCAATTTAGCTGAAAGTGCCATAGCATCACTGTTATCCGAATCAAAAGATAAATCCAGTGAATACGACGTTTTATTCGTCGCTTCATCGGTAAAGGCACTCAAACCATACGGCGAACGCATAAATGGGAGCTGTAAATAGAGTTTCTTTTTACCATCTTGTGCATTAATATACACGGTTTTCCCACCATTCTTGTTTTTCTTCATTTTAGTGAAGACAACAGACGATGGATCAAATTGTTCAGAAACTTGGATAATATTGGACATTGTATTTTATATAGTATATACGAAGTCAAACTTTAAGTCATTTTTTTTCTTGATATATTATATATAAAAATTACCAATGGGTCTTTTTAAAGATTGTGGTTGTGGATGTAATGGCAAAAAACAAGAACAAAAATTTTTGATCTCTGTCATGTCCGCGTTAGTTTTCTTTGTTGTTGCGAACCCCGAAACATTTCGTGTCATGCGTAAAGTGTTTGGTTCGTGGGTTTCCAGCCCAACTGGGTGTCCATCGACAGGTGGCCTCGCGCTTCACACGCTCGTGTTTTTGCTCGTCACGTGGGCTATGATGAACATAAAGCGTGAAGAATACGCAACTTTTGAGCCAGTGGAAGAAGAGATCGTTGTACCAGGCCCAGCACCTGGTCCAGCACCCGGTCCAACGCCTCCACCAAAAATGGTTGATATGCCTTCCCCATTACCAGGTATGTCCGAAGATCAATATTCTATGTTTGATTCCGGTATGCGTTTGGAGCCACTTGACGTTGTAAAATCGGACGGTGATGCTATAACGTGTGGTTGTTCCGATGGTAGAAATGTTGTTATTACCCCTTAATTAAAACTCTTCATCAAATTCTATATTTGTCGTGTCTTCATCCATTTTACCATAATCACCGACACGTTTTTCAAAAAAGTTCGTTTTACCATCGAGTGATATATTCTCCATAAAATCAAAGGGATTTTTCGTGTTCCAGATTTTATCGTGACCCACCTGTTTTGATAATCTATCCGCAACGTACTCGATATACTCTGACATTTTCTCGGAATTCATACCTATAAGACTACACGGAAGTGCATCTGTAATGAATTCTTTTTCGATTGAAACTGCGTCTCTTATAATTTCTTCAATGACTGAACTAGATGGTTTATTTTTCAACATGTTGAATAATTCAACCGCAAATTCTTGGTGCATACCCTCATCCCGACTTATAAGTTCGTTACTAAAACATAATCCCGGGAGTAGACCTCTCTTTTTTAACCAAAAAATGGCACAAAAACTACCTGAGAAGAATATACCTTCGACACATGCAAACGCTAAAAGACGTTCCGCAAATGGACGTGTTTTATCGAACCATTTCATGGCCCATTTTGCCTTTTTTTCGATACACGGAATCGTCTGAATAGCTTCAAATAATTGTTTCTTTTCACTTGAACTTTTTATATATTTATCTATGAGTTTACTATACGTTTCACCGTGTACCATTTCATTGTGTGCTTGGTATGCGTAAAATGAGCGGGCTTCTGTGAGTTGAATTTCATCCGCGAAATTATTATTAATGTTTTCAAAAACTATACCATCCGAACCAGCAAAAAAGGCCAATATATATTTTATAAAATGTTTTTCGTTATCACTTAATCCATTCCAATCGTCCATATCCTTGGAAAAATCTATTTCTTCAGCTGTCCAGTTGGACATCTGTGCCTTTTTATACAAAGACCACAAGTTTTCGTGTTGAATTGGAAATACAGTAAACCTACTGAGTGTTGGTAAAAGCATTGGTTCTGCATCTTCAAGAAACTCCTGGAACTCAAAAAAGTCTCCCACCAGGGTATCATTTACGAATATTTGTGGAAACGTAGATGCTTGTGCACCACACCTTTCTTTTAGTTCGGTCTTATCAACCATGGTTTTTTTGTATTCCAAATTATAGTCCTTACAAAGGTTTACTGCGTGTTCGCAATATGTACATCCATCCTTGGATAAAATTTCAACTCCCATCTGTGCTAATACTTGTAAATATTTTTGTCGTAAAACTTTAGATATGATTAATTTTTCTGAAATACAGCCTGGGGATTTAGTCCGGGTTCTTGTAAATATAGAAGATGATATAGAAGATGAACTGTACGCCAAAGTTAAAGAAAATAACGAAGATTATCTCGTTGTTTCGTATTACTCCGAAACATCCATGACGTATAAATGTGCACAATTATACGAATTGGATGAAACTAAAGATGAACTCGTTCAGAATGAAAATCTTTCTGAGCATCACCAGTCCCAAGAGTATTTCAAACACGTTAAGGATAACTTATACGCGATGATAGACGAAATCGATTCAACTGAAAATAGTGAAATAATTGATGAGTCCGACGATGATGGTAGTGATCTCGATGATTTTATTGTCTCAGATGATCAAATTGATGGTATGGTTATACCACCACCAAATAACGCTACAATAGATAAAGAATGGAATGAATGGGAGCCTCGAAGTCCAGGATCTAAGCGTTTTAAGGAAATTGTTAATGCAATCGAAACACACGCAAAAATACAAGCCGATGAAATGAATTTTTAAAAACCTAAGTGCGATTTTTATTTTTAAGAAATAAAATACTTTAGTATAGAATGGAAGAATTGGCTACTATATGGTCCGATGTGGACAGACTTTTAAGAAAACCTACACTCAAAAAGCCAATTAATACTTATACGTGTAATGAATGTAATGGAACAAAGGTATACTCAAAAGAAGGTATACCAACGTGTTCAGAATGTGGTCTCGTTGATTCTATGTACATAGACGAAAGTCCCGAATGGACGAGTGGTGTATCTGATGACGGTAAAGTAAAAGATCCTTCACGGTGTAATGGTCCAAATGCAAACCCTGAACTCTTTTCACAAGAATGGGGTAAAGGAACGATTATTTCAACACAAAATACAACCACGTATGAAAATAAACGCATGGCTAAGATTAATTTCCACCAATCTATGAATCATAAAGATCGCGCTTTATTTCATGCTTATAAAAGTATTGATGAAGCATGTCACACTTTACCAGATTCTGTTTTAAAAGATGCTAAAATGATGTATAGAAAATTTAATTTAGAAAAGTTGACAAGAGGTGCCGTTCGTTCGGGTATTAAAGGAAACTGCGTTTTGTACGCGTGTCGCTTATCAAAAATTCCACGAACAACAAAAGAAATAGCAGATATGTTTAGGATAAACAGTAAAGATATTAGTCGAACAACACAAATGTTTACCGAGACACTCCTTGGTAAAACAGAAAAGAATTACGTCACGAGACCATTTGATGTTATGCAGAGATTATTGAATGATTTTACGGTTACACGAGAACAGAGACTTAAATGTAACAAAATGTGTACCAAACTTGAAAATTGTTCGGAACTTATGAGTAAAACGCCTAATAGTGTGGCATCAACCGTTATTTACGTAGTTCTCAAAGGTGAATTTACAAAAACGGATGTATGCGAAAAATGTGGTATATCTATACCAACACTAAATAAAATTGAAACGATAATTAAAAAATACTTAGAGGAATAAAACTATAAAAATGTAATATGATGAAACTTTTTTTAAGTACACCGTGTTATGGTGGACTTTGTTTAGAAAAGTATATGATAGGTATCATAAAACTTCAGCTCCTTCTCATAAAAGAGGGTATTCAACTCATGATTGATACGACAGAAAATGAAAGTCTCGTACATCGCGCACGTAATGTTGCAATTGGTCGATTCATGCAAAAAACTGATGCGGATTATTTCATGTTTATAGATGCCGACGTTGATTTCGATCCTTCCTCGGTTGTTCGTCTCTTAAAATCGGGACACGATGTATCCGTTGCTATCTACCCTAAAAAAGTCGTTATGTGGGACCAAGCTAAAACCGCTATAGAAGCAGGTGATACTCGTGATTTGTCCATGCTTTCTTCGAGTTTAGTCGCAAATATCGGTGCTACACATCGTCAAGTTGAAAATGGGTTCGTTGAAGTACTCGATGGTCCGACCGGGTTCATGGTTATTACTCGAAAAGCACTCGAACAAATGCACGAAAAGTATAAAGACCTCGATTGTAAAAACGACCATCAAAATAGAGATTTTGATGACTATTGTGCGTTATTTGATTGCATGATCGACCCTGATAATCGTAGGTACCTTTCCGAAGACTATGCATTTTGTAGGCGTTGGCAACAGATTGGTGGTAAAATATACGCGGATTGTAATACAACATTGGGACATGTCGGCAATTTACCATTTAGTGGGTGTCTAAATGATAGGCTTAAGGCTTAGAGTTTATATAATAAAAACATGAGAATAGCAACAATACTCGTAACGCGTGGTAAATCGTGTCATGTCAAAACGCTTCATACGATTCTCCGATTTAACTTAAAGTGTATGCTAAGAGGTAATACAGAAAATGAAGTTGTTTTTGTAGATGACGATCCTTTTGAAAAAGCTGAAATGATTTACAAATATCTAAAATCACACGATCGTATTTTCTTTGTAGATTTTGGTATTAGTGTTGATGATAATTCTCTTGATAAAGTATTTGATAAACACGACGGTATAGGGTGTTTTGTATTTCCCGGAGTAACTGAAGGTATTGATTGGAACATGTTTAAACAAAAGGTTCAATCGGGATCAAAAGAACCCGTGGAACAAATGGGTTTACATTTCGATACAACAGTCACAAACCGAATCTCAGATGATATATATTCCGTAAACGAAACATCGGCAAAATCTTGGGTTATGATGAATAAAAACGTTACTAAAAATCTTAGGGATAAGAAAAATGGTGCGTTTAAGATACACCCTAGAATGAAAACTATGTTTACAAAATTCAAAGAAGCTGGTATCAAAATTCATGCGTATACAGCATCTAAGTTAGTCATGACATATAGTCACGAATGTGTAAGTAATATACTCAACGCTGCAGGTGTTAAAACAAATTAAAGAATAGAGTAATTATATAGAACAGAATGACACGTGTATTTATAAAGTCGAGTGATCCACTTTATAAATATGCGATTTCCTTTATGGAATCCAAATGGGGTACTAAAAAAGGTATTTTTCCGGGGTGTCAACCAATTTCCATCGAACGGAAACATTTTGGTATACTCGCGAACAATGATTACGTTGTGTGTGAAAAAACGGATGGTACGAGATACATGATGTTGGCATTTATATTTGAAAATCGAAAAGTGTGTGTTTTCTTAAACCGTGCACTCGAAATGTTTATGTGTCCACTTAATTTTAGACGACCGATATATGACGGTACTATACTCGAAGGTGAATTGTACGAGGATGTATTCATGATATATGATTGTTTAATGACGTGTGGAGAAGTTATCGGACAACAAAACTTTTTAGAACGACTGGAACACTGTGAAAAAACAACTAAAAAGATGATGGTTTTAAAAACAGATCCATTATTTTTAAAAGTTAAAACGTTTCATCTGCACGCAGATTTTAAAGAGTTTATGGACGTGTATCTTCCTTCCGTCAAACAGGAAATGGATGGTCTTATTTTTACACCCGTAAACGAACCTGTACGTACAGGTACACACGAAACCATGTTCAAATGGAAACCACTGAACAAAAATACAATTGATTTCAAAGTGAAGAAATCCCCAACGGTTGAAACA